ATTGACCCAGCCGTAGTGCTCCAAAACGACGAATTCGACGACGGGTTCGTCTGTAAGTTGTGCCGCGTAGAAATAGACTTTGATCGGTTTGAAGCAGACTTTCAAAAGGAATTTGGCAATGCCTTACGTTAACAAGCCACGACCATATAAGAAAGAATACCAGCAACAGAAAGCCAGAAACGAATCAAAACCTAGGGCGGATAGAGAACGCGCTCGATATGAGATGGACAATCCCGGAAAAGATGGTAAAATAGTCAACCGAAAGGGTAAAGATATAGATCACATTAGACCTTTGAGCAAAGGCGGCACTAGCGAATCTAGCAATTTAAGACTAGAATCTCCACACGACAACCGTAGTTTTTATAGAAATGCAGACCACACAGTCAAGAAAAACGTACCTAGGAAAAAGAAACCCTAATGGAAATAATAGACAATTCTGCTTTATTAGTACGCACAAGAAACCCGCACAAAATCTTAAACGCCATTCCTGAGTCCTTGATAGTAGAACCCAATATAGATGACGAACCGACCGACATTTTTAACGTTTTAGTACAGTGGGGCCTACACGAAGCGCACGCGCTCAAACACCTACGGATCAAAAACGTCCCTAGCCCCATCCATCGGGACTACCTATGGCCGGGGCTGTACCCTCCGATGGCGCACCAGCGCGTGACGTCCGAGTTTCTGACACTAAACTCCCGAGCCTTCTGTTTCAACGAACAAGGAACTGGCAAGACCGCCGCTGCAATCTGGGCCGCAGATTACTTGCTGACCCACGGACACATTGGGCGGGTATTGGTCATATGCCCGATGTCGATCATGCAAGTCGCATGGCAAAAAGACCTATTCCAGTTTGCCATTCACCGCACGGTGGGGATTGCCCACGGGGACCGAAAGAAACGGCGGAAGGTGATAGAGGAAGACTACGAGTTCGTCGTTATCAATTACGACGGTATTGACATTGTGCTACCCGAATTACAGATGGGCGGGTTTGATTTAATCATAATAGACGAAGCCAACGCCTACAAAAACCCCAGTACCCAGCGGTGGAAATCCCTGAAAAAATTAGTGTTGCCAACCACTTGGGTGTGGATGATGACAGGCACGCCCGCAGCGCAGTCGCCAATAGACGCCTACGGCCTAGCCAAGATGATCGTCCCAGACAGCGTGCCGAAGTTCTTCGGGGCGTGGCGTGATCAGGTGATGTTCAACACGGGCCGCTTCCAGTGGCTACCCAAACAAGATGCGTCGGACAGGATATTCAAAGCGCTCCAGCCTGCGATTCGGTTTGAAAAGAAAGACTGCCTAGATTTGCCGGACGTCACGTTTATAAGCCGCGATGCGCCGCTGACTTCGGAGCAAACGGCATACTACAAGAAACTTAAAAAAGAGTTCTGCGCATCTTTTGGGGATGAGCAAATATCGTCGGCTAACGCTGCGGTAAATCTTAGCAAGCTACTACAGGTATCTTGCGGGGCGGTGTACACGGACACAAAATCCGTAGTGGAGTTCGATGCGTCGAACAGACTAGATGTTGTAACGGAAATTATAGATGAGTGTTCTAACAAACTTTTGGTATTTGTACCATTTACCCATACTATCGCTATGCTTGAGGCTCATCTAATCAAGCGGAGGATACCTTGCGAGGTCATTTCCGGGGCCGTTAGTTTGCCGAAGCGCACAGAGATAATTAACAGGTTCCAAACAGGCAGCAGTTCTGACATCAAAGTTCTTTTAATTCAGCCACAGACCGCCGCGCATGGGGTTACGTTGACCGCTGCGGACACCATTATCTGGTACGCCCCCCCGACTAGCATAGAGATCTATCTACAAGCCAACGCCCGCATAGACCGATATGGGCAGAAGAATTGCATGACAGTGTTTCACATATCTGGGAGCAAAGTGGAGGAGCGCTTGTACGCAAGATTGTCCGCTAAGTTAGGGCAACACGTTGAATTACTTGACCTTTATAAAATGGAGATAGCTTCGTAAATTATTTATGGTTTTTTGTCATCGCGGTAGTTGACAAGGTTACCTTTCGAGGCGCAACATTGAGCCCTAAGCAAGAGGACGCAAAAGTGACTGAGACATTGAATTCCACAGACGAGTTGGTGGCCCGCTACATCGCTCTTAGGGACCAGAAAGTTCTTATCAAAGAAATCGCCGACGCCGACACGAAAGTGGTGTCGGACAAGATGGACATCATAGAGGCAGAAATCCTAGCGCAGTGTGAAGCGTTAGGGGCGGATAGCATCCGTACTGCTTCCGGGACAGCCATCAGGAGTATTAAGAGCAGGTACTGGACCACAAACTGGGACGCTATGTATAACCTGATAAGAGAACATAATGTATTCGACCTGTTGGAACGGCGCGTGCACCAGACCAACATAAAGCAGTTTTTAGAAGAAAATCCCAGCATTTACCCCGCTGGGCTTGAAGTTATCCGGCAATTCGCCATCACCGTACGTAGAAAATAGTACATTAAAGGACATATAGAAATGACAACCGATATTTTTAATACAATCCCAGACTACATCAAAGCTGAAGGTCAGACTGATCTTGCCAAGAGCTTGCAGGGCGGCGGTGGTGCTAAGCGGATTTCCATTCGCGGCAAGCGCTTCCGGATGATCGTAGGCGGCAAAGAACTCGCTACTCGCGAGGAGAATTTTCTGGACTTCATCGTGGTGAACGTGGCACGCGAAGTGAACCGCATGTACTACGCCGATTCGTACGACGCCAAGGCTGAAAAAGCTGTGCCCCCGACCTGTTGGTCAGGCGATGGCCGCGTGCCGCATCCGACGGCGCAGGCTCCACAAAGCGCTACCTGCCGTGACTGCCCACAAAGCGTTCAGGGCTCAGGCGGCGGCAAATCCTACAAGGCATGCCGTACGAAACGCCGCATCGCTGTGGTGCTTGCAGGGGACATTGAGGGCGGTGTTTATCAGTTCGAGTTGCCGGGTACTTCGGTTTTCGGTACTGGGGACAAAACCCACATGCCTTGGGATCAGTATCAGCAGTTGTTGGGGCCGCAGGGGATGTCGGTTGACCGCGTGATTACCCGCGCGCAGTTTGACGTAGACGCTGACCAACCCAAAATCGTGTTCACCGCTGTGGGTTTCCCCACGCGCGAAGCGCTACCGGCGATTCGGGATTACTCGGCTTCCCCGGAGGCAAAAGCTGCGATCACCATGACGGTGTTCCAAGCAGACACCCTGCCCGCGTTGCCCGCCCCTATGCCGCGAGCGGAACCCGAACGGAGCAAAGCGACGGACTTGAGCTTGGCGCTCAACAAGTTTTCGCGGGCTTCGCAAGCCTCTAACGTTTCTGACGACGAGGTGGCGTAATGGACTGCCGGGGCTATAGCAACAGAATTGTGGAAGCCAACGCGATTGCGGCTGGTAAATCCGATAGCCCCGGCATTCTTCTGGGCAAGTACATGATAAGTCGGGACATACCCGTGGCGGAAGTAACGGACTACTTTGGAGTGTCGCGCATGACTATCTACAAATGGATGGTGGGCACTTCCACCCCGAGGAAAAAATACATAGAAAAAATAGAAAAACTTTTGCACATAGGGGGCGTGTGAAAATAAAAATAAAAAGAGGTCTACGCATTGGATACACAGACATTCCTCCGGACTATATGGGACGACACTAGCTGGCATGTAATACAGGGCATTAAGCAAGGTCTTCCATCTACGGTAACATGGCATCAAACCGTAGAAAGCGCGGTAAAAGAATTAGATAGATTAGAAAACACAGAATACGATGCGTACTACGCGGTATCTAATTTTGAGAATAATACTGAGAGAAGTCAGAGCAACGTAAAATCTATAGGGGCTTCGTACCTAGATATAGATTGTGGGGAAGGCAAATTCTACGCCACCCAAGAACAGGGAATTGACGCGCTAGTAGGATTCGTGTCGAAGTACAACCTGCCCGTCCCTACGGTAATAAGCTCCGGCAACGGGCTGCACGTTTACTGGTTTTACACGACGCCAGCCCCAAGAAAAAATTGGAAGCTAATTGCCGAGGCGCTGAAAGTAGCGTGCCGGAGTTATGGCCTTGTGGCCGACGCGGCGATTACCGCCGACGAAGCCAGACTGCTACGCCCCGTGGGGACATCCAACAAAAAGCGGTCGCCGTGGGTAATGGTGGAGTGGTTGCTCGACGGTAAAGAAGTCGATTACCAAGAGTTTGGCGTTCTGGTAGGGCTAAGTGATGCGTTGTCCGATACGCTAGAAATACCAGATTACATATCCAGAGAATTAACCCCGCTACAAAAATCCTTGCGCGCCAATAGCCGCAATCGGTTTTCGCTGATCATAGACAAGACGACCAGAAGTGCGGGGTGCGAGCAGTTAGGGTTCATCGTCGCGCGGCAGAGCGAGGTAGGGTACGCCCTATGGCGGGCCGGGCTATCCATCGCGGCAAACTGCGTCGATGCTGGCGACGCGATACACATCATGTCCGAAGACCACCCGCAATACAGCCGGTCGGAAACGGAGAAGATGGCCGACGGACTGCTGGACAAACCGTACTTGTGCGCCACGATTGCGCACCTTCGTCCCGACGTCTGCCAGAAATGCCAGCACTGGGAGAAGATAAAAAGCCCCATAACCCTTGGGGAAGAAATCGAATTTGACGATGGCTCATCCCCTATTTTGCATATCGCTGCCCGGGGTACCCCTAGCTATTACACCCCACCCCCCGTCCCAGACCCCTACAAGCGCGGCAAGAATGGGGGGATATACCTCATAGAGAATGAGGAGTTTACCCCGGTCTACGAGCATGACTTCTACCTAGTCAAGCGGATGCACGAGGGCGGTAGGGGCGATTCTGTCCTCGCTAGACTGCACCTGCCGCGCGAAGCCCCACGCGAGTTTGTGATCCCGCTGGCGACTATGTCGTCTAAGGAAGAACTGCGCAAACTGCTGTCCTATCACGGGATCATCGCGTTGGCTGGGCAGATTGACCGGATAATGAAATACCTAGTCCTGTGCGCCAAAACTCAGCAGGTTGAACTAGACATTGAGGTTCTTCGGACGCAATTCGGGTGGGCGGACGACAACACAAAATTTGTTCTCGGCACGCAAGAGTTTGGGATGACCGAGATAAAGTACAGCCCCCCGTCGGAGATTACCGCCAGACTTTCCAAAGATGTTCGCCCCAAGGGCACGCTGACCGAATGGAGTCGCGTGGCTAACGCCTACGATCGGGTAGGGTTTGAACCGCACGCCTTCGGGCTGCTGACGGGGTTCGGTGCGCCGTTGATGAAATTTACCGGCTATAACGGCGCGTGGATTAATCTGCTTCACCCAGAATCTGGTACCGGTAAGACTACGATTCTGAAAATGGTCAACAGCATAATAGGACACCCAGAGGCGCTGCTGTCAAAAGAGTCGGACACTATGGCGCACAAAAAGTTCCGGTTAGGACTACACAATAATTTAGCGTTCACGATGGATGAGATGACCAACGTGTTGCCCGCAGCGGTATCCAATTTTGCGTACGAGGTCACGCAAGGCGAAGGCGCGGGGAGAATGCAGTCGCAGGTAAATATGGAACGTACCAACGACACTCACTGGTCCACGCTCGTGATAAGTTCATCAAATTCGTCCCTGATACAGAAACTGGGCACCATAAAATCTACCGCGAACGGCGAGGTTATGCGGTTGCTGGAATACGCCATCCCCCCGTCGGGGGTGATGACCAAGAATGAAGCCTACCAATTATATGAAGGCGTCATGTACCAGAACTATGGGGTGGCGGGTCCAATTTACATAGATTGGCTGGTTAAAAATCAGGAAGTCGCCATAGCACTAATGCTGGAAGTTCAGAAGAAAATTGATATTTTGGCGGGGCTAGCCAACAAGGAGCGATACGTCTCCGCAGTGGTCGCGGCTAACATAACCGGTGGAATCATAGCTTGCGATTTAGGACTTATAAAATACGACATAGACAAAATAATAAATTGGGTAGTTATGTCGCTTATACCAGAATGGCGTAAAGACGTAATTAATACCGTGTCTACGTACGACGACGTGCTTGGGGAATTTCTAAACGCTAATCTGGGTACCACCTTGGTGGTGAACAACGAGATGGACTTGCGCAGTGGGTTGTTTGAAGCCCCGTTTCTGGAGCCCCGCTACGAGCTGTCGGTTCGCATAGAGGTGGACGAAAAGCTAATCTACATAGACTCTAAAACATTCAAGCGCTATTGCACTAAAGAACAAGTAGTGTTTAAAGACTTATTAAACATATTACATAAAAAAGGTATTTACAAAGGTGAGAGTAGGAAGCGTCTGACTAGGGGGACCAAGATGGTCGCACCAGCGGTTCAGTGCTACTGCTTTACCTTCCGCAATGAGGACGTATTTGGGGCAGAGTCTCTGATCGTGAACGTCTCCCCGATTCCCAGCACGGTATCCGCGTAGTGGGGATGGTTATCCACACGCTGGACTTTGTCGTGAAGTGGCGGAAATTCACTTTCGGGGCGTCGTTTTTTATCCCGTGCTTGGATGTGGAGACCGCCACCAGAGTCGTGCGCGCGGAGTGCGAGAAACGAAAGTACGTCATCAAGATTCTGTTGGCTGTGGAAGATTCTGTGCGGGGCATACGGGTGTGGCGGGTTCGCCCCCTGTATTTTACCTACCGGCGCAAGGGGTGGTGGGAATAGCGCCCTAGTTGTGTCACCCCGTATCACCGCGTATCATCACCGATCAACGCATTGTCTGTGTTCTTACCCCACCCCGGGAAACCGAGGTGGGGTTTTTTTTTATGGGTAGGCTGGGGTAGGAGGGTTTTTAATACCGTAGTACTCTCTCATCTGCTGAATTTTACCGCGTGCCATCGGAACGCCAAGGAGTTGGTTTTCTCGGCTAGTTCCAAAAGCGTTGCGGGATTTTTCAATAGAATCTTCGGTAATCGGTTTACCGTACTGCTTTCCTTTTGCGCTATTCTTACGTTGCGTAGCGTTCCAATTAGTCTGCGCTTCCCGCGCGTCGGCTAAATCCTCAGGGTCTTTGGAATTACGGGCCGCTTCAAACATAGCAAGGATGGCTTTCCGACGATTCGTCAGGGATTTTTCTGCCGCCGACATACGCGCGCGAGTATCGTATATTTGCTGTATACGGAACGGAGTAATACCCGCTGACATCATCAACGCTTCTGCTACGTTTACATCAGACAATAAAATTCCGCTAGAGTTTTTAATGCCATTTACCCCCGCGCCCACGCCTTTAGCTATATTTCGCATAAATGTTGGGGCTAAAAGAGTTAGGGCTTCTCCTATTTTCCCTTCGTTAAATTTATTAGCCGCTTTTTCTACGTCCAATGCGATAGAAGCAATAGGTCCTAACAACGTTTCCATAGCGTATCTAACCACCCCAACCTTCTCCACTTTACCGGGGTTATCCCTCCACACTAAATTACTCAGCCCGGCGCGGGAGAGAGATATGCCCGTCATAGCGCCAACGACTCCGTTGGTAACCATTGGGGATAACGCGGCGTTCATCTCATCTATCGGGTCCAGCGGCTCGTCGTCGTCTCCAAAAATACCACTAACGAGATGGATAAAGAACGTTATTGCGCCCATTAACGGCACGCCATTTAGGCCGGACACCATTCCAGACAACACGACGGTGGAGATTAACTGACTTCTGGCTAAATTTTGAACTTCTCTTGATGCGTCCTTAAATGCCGTCTTAAATAATTTGGCCTGCAAGTGCATCATATTTAGCGGGTAGCGTTTGAAGGTACCGATTATGCGGCCTATACCTTTTTGGAACGCCTGTGGTCCAAGTTCTGCGGATGCGCTACCGTTGTATTTTTCCGTATCTGCAATTGCGCGTTGGATAGCATTTTCGTGCGACATGCCAGAATCCGTTGCCAGCATGTACGACGCTAAGAGCGTCACTTCACGATTAAACCGCTCCGAGTTCTGGAACACCCACCCAAGGTGCGCTTTTATGGTGGGCCACACCGCCGCGTCGTCCAGCTTACCGGCATTTTTCTTTACCGCCAGATCTTGCCCGACCGATCGCCCTATGACCTGTACATTTTCCGCAGCGTGGAAGAGATCTATGAATTTCTGAGGGAACGCTTGGTTGGCTTTGGCTTTGTCACCGTAAAAAGTTTTATCCCCCAGACTCTTATTGGTCCCCACTACTTTCATTTCGGTGTTGTCATCTTGACCACCGGTGAAACACATGCGCATAGCGGTTGCCATCGCGTCGGAGGCTTTGCCGTGGCCGTACTCACCCCCAAGCCCCCCCTGAACAATCACCGGCAGCGTCATGGTATTCATGAGCGCAGTACCGATATTGCCTAGGATGTATTGGAAATAGCTTATTTGTCCAACCGCTGCCATCGCCCTGCCCACGTGCGGACTACGGACAAATTCTTTATTGCTTGCAATACTCCGCAATACTACGCGGGTTCTTTCATCCGTTATTTCGCCATTTTCTGTGGCATATTTGTTTATGCTGTCGTATATGTCATCCAGTTGCTTTGTTTTTTCCATATTCACAAGCCCCCGAATAAGTCGAGGCCCTGTAACGGTTAGCACATGCAGCATATCTTTTTGGTATCCGGGAGTACCGCTGCGCTTACGGAACTGGTTACGGATGGATTTAGCCGGAAAGGTGTCCATGTAAATCCGGTACACCTGCTGTATGACGTCCGACGGCACTTTTGCTTTGCCGGTTTCAGGATTGATAGCCCGCATGGCGTCCAATATTTTGGCAAACGGCTCCGTGCTCGACATCCCTGATTTTTCTAAGGCGTCGGCCAGCATGTACGGGTGAACTGATCCCGGTACCACGACGGTACCTGTCAACCTATCCAACTCCTTAATCGTAAGGTCTCTTTCTCGGGGGGTAAGGTCTGATTCTTTGTATTCGTCAGCGGATATAGTCCCATCGGCGTTGTACACTTTGTAGCGAACCCAGAAGTCCCCTTCGCGATTTAGAGGAAGATATTCTGGTAATCTTTTAGACATCAACTGGGCGCGCAGTTTAGCCGCCGTGGAGGAGTCGTCGTCTAACAAAATGTCTATAACATCTAGGTATTTATCTCCTATTTCTTTATAAAATTCTCTTACTTCTCTATAAATATCCTGCGCGATTGCCGATAAAGAATTAAATCTAATAGCCAGTGGATGCGTAGTGTTCGTGTCCGGATTAACGCTGTTTATAGACAGCAACGGACCCAATTCATTTAATTCTGTCTGCTCGGCTTTAGTAAGAGTTTTGTAGTTTTTAGTTAGTCTAGTATGCAGTTTGGCTAATTCTTTACGCATTCTAGCTTCTAGTGCGCCACTATTACCGACCGTATTCCATAGCCGCAATAACGAGTCATACAGCTCCGGCTTGTCAGATACGGTATCCCTAAGCTGTAGCACAGTCATAGACGACCCAAACATATCTGCTAACTTTGACGGCGCTAAGGACATAATATTCCTAGCGTTTTCAACAACCCGCCCGCCCCACTCTGGTGTCGCTCGGAGGGTATCGCCGATAGACTCCATCGTCTCTTGGTCGTCCGGGGAATAGTCTTGACTTGTTTTACCTCTTTTATACGGGCCATCAGGGACGGATGTGCGATTGGCATCATAATCCAACAGTGCCGCCGCATTCTTATCGGATAGCGCCCTTCCCGTCTGGGATTCTTCTTCTTCTCCCACGACGTATCCCAATCTTGCAAAAAGCTGCCTTTCTGCTTCCATCCTTCGGTTTTTTAATTGCGCATATGTCCCGCTGGTCTTGTCGGAAGAATCTGTTTTTTTCCGTTTAATTTTTCTACGAAGTTGATAAAGTGACCTATCGGCTGGATCTTTGGCGGCTATTTCTTTTTCTTGGTCGGTTAGCTGGTCCTCTTCAATTGGGCTTATATCGGTTGCGTAGTTACCTATCCCGTACGACTCCAATAAGTTTGTTTTTGCCATCTCGTATTCAGCAAGAAGCTCTGTAAACTGGGCACCAGACTTATCTAGAAACGGACTATCGGTCGGTAGGGATTTCCAGTATTTCATATTAGCTTGGAACGCGGCGTATGCGTCTTGTTTTCTGCGCCAAAGTTCCGCATAGGATGGCGCTGTCAGCCGTGCAAGGGTAGCGCGGAGCCTATCTAATTCCTCCAATTTGTCTGGCGAAGTATTGGCTATGAGAGCAGTCACTTGCCGTATTTGGTTTTTTTGCGCCGCAGTATTATTAATGTCAAAAGTAGATTTTCTACCAGTACGGTCTAAAATTTGATGTGCGGCACCATAGGCCAAATCCACTATATTCTGAATGGAAATTCCTTCGCCTCGCGCTTCTTCTTTTACCGCTGCGGTAGCTTTATCTAATGCCACTCGTACTTTTTGTTGAGCCTCCGTAATTTTGACGTTGCTAGGAGCCCGGACCATTGTCCTTTCCGCCGCTTCCGCAAATTTACTCCACGCTTTTTGTACGTCCAATGAGATAGTAGCAAGCAGCAGCGAGTATATCGGCAAATCTAGCTTAATCGCCTTGTTGTAACCCTCAACCGCTTGCACATATTTTTTCCATGCTTTTTCAGACTCAGCTATATTTCCCGCGTTTTTCCCAAACGCCGCAATATGTGCGTCGTGCGCTGCTTCCGTAGCGGTTGAAGCTGCCTTGCGTAGGGCGGCGTAACGTAGTTCGGCTTCAGCCGCGTTGTCTTTTGCGGCTTTGGCTTTTTCCGCAATCGTTCGTGCTTGATACTCGTTTAATTTTTGCGCGGCGGTGTCCGGGACTTCCCCGTACAATTTTTTAGCCCGTGTTGTTGCGGCATCGTCTCCGGTTAAAAATCTGGTTATAAAATTATTAATTCCGTCAAATACTTTTTGTAGGAATTGACGTAGTGGCCCGTACCGTGAAGACGATTTCATCGCGGTGGGGACGTACCCATATTCGCTTATAGCATATTCAGTAAAATACGCGAGTAATTCGCCGGGTTTCTTACTCTCCGGGATGTTTCGTTTAGGGTCGTTTACTCGGTCTCTAGTTTGTCGAGCAAGTTTAGATTCTACTGTGTTACTATTTTCGTCCGCCCAACCATTTATAGCGTCTACTAAAATATTAAATTGTTTAGTAGTTAAAATATGTTCAAGGCCGTAGTGATCCCCCACTTCGTGCATAACGATAGACAGGGCATCCCCGGGAGCTATATTGTTGGCGTACAACAATATTTTAACTGGCCCAATAGCCGATTTGATTAATACACCTCTAACTTTAGTGGGGTCTGTGCCTGCTTTTGGCGTAAAATCCCCCTCTACAAAGTGATCCCGTACCTGCATAGGATTTCCGTTAATCCCACTACCATCTGGGGCAAACAAACTGTAGTTACGAAAAATTGCTTGGATTTCGGCTACGACACTATCCACTGAAGAAATAGATGCCGTTACTTTAGATATTTTTAATTGTCTAAGTTTGTTGTATACGTCATTACCTAATTTCTCAACATCAGCTAAAATTAATTTAGCGTTATTTGGCAATAGCGGGCTGTTATCATGCTGATCTGCTGCGGCGGTTATTAAGTTTATGGTTTTGTATATTTCAGATATTTTAGCCGCAGCGTCGGACATATTTTCGGGCTTGTTATCATCTATAATAGAAGCCACGGATTTTAAAAGGTCGGTTATCTTTTCTTCGCCCTCGGAAATAGTGGATAATAACCCGTCTCTGGTTTCCGCCCAGTCAGTAAAGTCGGGGGTTTCTTTACCCGCCCCTGTTAGCTCGCGTTCGGCCTCTAGTTCTCTTTTTGTTTGGACTGGCTTTTGTTTTTTGAAGTCAGTAAATACTTCTTCCGCTTTGGCTTCTTTTTCTAAATCAGCTTTTAGTCCGGTTACCCGTGTAGATTTGTCTATATCGGTGTAGTAAAAAAGTTCATCGGCCAACTTATCACGTACAGTTTGCTGTTCTTCGTCCGACAATAGATTGTAATAATCTACACCATATTGTCCGCCGGTATACCTTAATCCAGCAAATCGTAATAAGTCGGTATCATTAAGGCCCTCACCCTCATTCCACCACTTAACATTTTTTGCAATATCCGTTCCATACGCTTCTTTTTGTTCGCCTAAAATATTATTATTCGAGCTAATTAGTGGAGTTTCTTTTGTAGTTTTACTGCTTACGGCAGGTATGTCCCCGTATGTATTTGGTTTAGAAAAATACCCGATACTATTTAGGTATTCTACAAATAATTTAACGTTCTCTTTAACAGAAGGATTGAATATTTGTACCCGTTCGGCCTCGGCTTCTTTGGAGTTTTGTTTTCTTAGCGACTGCCTCAAACCCAGTTTGTAGTCTATAAATCCCGCTACTTCGGCAAACAATTTACCTTCCGTAAATAACTCTAGTATTGCCATGCTAGTAGCAGTTTTTCCAACCCGGGGAAGTGTTAAGTATTTATCCCCAACCACAATATCGTGGGCTAATACATTTATAGCTTCCTCGGAGGACAGAACCTTCTGTATGGCTTTATACGTATTCTTTGCTTTTTCTGCTTCGTACCGTATCCGGCTGTTTGTAAACTTTGCCCACGCTTTAAAATATTTACGTGCTCTATCCGTAGCTGATAGCTTGCCTATTTCGGCTATAATTTTTGGGCCATTAGTTGGTGCTGTCAGGTCTGTGGTGGCTAATCGATCTGCAAATGAATCTTTTGGGTCTAGACTGTTAAAAATTTCAAGCCGTACAAGATCTGAATCCGTTGGGTCTGTCCACCACGGATTGTGTGTAGCCATCAGAGCTGCTGATAACTGCTCTACTTTTTCTAAAGACTCAGCCGTATGAGGGTTACCACCACTTCCTTCATGGTAATTTGATAGCTGTTTTAACCCGGCTTGTATTTTCTTAACCCCGCTTACATAAGAATATTTTTCACGGCGTTTTGCAGCTCCAGTTTCTTCATCGGGGGGATCGTCAGAAATAGATTCAGACGTTTCTTCAGAATCATCAGTAGTCGTAGCATCGGATTGTTTTTTAACTTCTTTGAATATTTTTACAAATTGTGGCGCATCGTTAGCAGTCATTGCTGCTTGTGCATCGGCATTACTTTCCAGCAGTCCAACTCCGCCCTTAACAAAATCTCCGTTGTATATTTTTGCTACCGAAAAGTCAGGAGTTAGATTAAATTCAGGCAGTAAAGCTAACAACGTAAACAGTTTATTGGCGGTGGCCGGATCTCCACCATTTTTTGCCCGAGCGATAAGGTCCGGGAGCGCTGCAATAACCTCCGCGTGAGATTTCTTTAGCGTCTCATTTACTTCTTTTTGCGTAGGCGCTTTGGGCGCGGCAGCGGGCTTAGGCGCTTTGGGCGCGGCAGCGGGCTTAGGCGCGGCAGCGGGCGCTCGATCCAATCGCAGTTCCGAAACGCGCTCTTCTATTGCGGTATCTCTAGCCTCGTCTAGCGTTTCACTTATAAGGTCTAGCACGTCTTCAGCGGGCATTTCACGGTCGCTTAGGGCCGCTTCGATGTCGCTGATGTCGTCAAGTACATAGTCTTTCACCAATTTATTTGCAAAAGAGCGCAATTGTGCTTTGGTTTCAACCCGATCCCCATTTTCAATGCGGCGCAGCGCATCACCAATAGGCCCAGCGTCTACATCAATTTTCGCCTGTTCTGTAAGCGCGTCTTCATCCGCGTCTTCATCCGGGTTTGGGTCAGGCGCGGCAGCGGGCGCAGGCACTAATCTCCCTACGATCCCACGAATTTCCTCGGACGATCCCTTTGGTGCACCGTACGTTTCCTGTAGTTTTTTCATTGCCGCTGGGTCATTTTTGGCCTGAGCAATCTCTATCAGATGGCCCACATCCCGTTTTCGTGTAGCGTTCAAAAACGCCGGAGAAAGTGGATTAGTTACCGAATGGCCTAGCGCACGGGTTAACTTCTCTAAGGCTTCCGGTTGGGCCTCCATAAGCAGGGGGTGAAGGTCGGTAATTGTTCCATTACGGACGCCAGCCAAAGTTTCCGCCATAGCCGTACCGTGCGGCGTTGCGTGCGCGGCTGCTATAAGTTGAGGTTTAACTTTGGGATTGGCCTCCGCTGCGGCCATTAAAGACTGGTATTCCGCGTTGTCGGTATTTGGATCGGCAAGCGCTGCTTCGTGAGCGTCTACTCGGGCGTTAAATATACTGATTTTATATGGCGTAGTTTTCCATATCCCGTCTGCGGTTCCGTAGGTAGCCCGCAGGCCAGCTTTGTCCGAATCTTGTCTTTTATATGTATTTACCACATCCTCAACGGGTGTCATCCGCAGAAGGTTGTTAGCGATATTTTGGTCTTTAGTCGTTTGTGCATTTTGTGCTTTTACAAGAGCTTCCGCAACTCTTTTTGCGCTTTTTTCCTCTCTTTCTGTATCACGTATAGTTTGTTTCCTTAACCTTTCCGCATCGTTTATTGCTTTATTTTTCGCTCTGGTTTCTTTGACTTCGGCTCTATCGTCTATTCTTTTCTGATCGGCTGCGGCTTTAAGTCTTACTTTCTCTGCGGCGGCGTCCGCTGCTAACCGCGCGGCTGCGGCTCGCTGAGATGTAGCCCATGCGGAATTATTTACCGCGTTTTTATATATTTTATTACTTTGGTCTAACTCGTCTAACTTGCTGTGAATAAGTTCATCGCGGAAGTCCGTGTCCCCCGGAAAATTAGTTTCCGCAAATGTTGTAGCATCAGCTATTGTGTCCGCGACTGCCGCGTGAGACACCAAGTCAGGACGGTTGTTTTCCCTAACTTTTGCCAAATATTTTTTGCGGGCATCTGGATCTTTCTCAAGGTCTAACGCAAGGTACTCGTCCTTCCGTATATCGTTTTTCAGCCCATTTATTCTGGACGCTTCCGCTTTATCCGCAGCTTGTGTTGCTTGTTGCGTTATAAAGTCAGATACGGTTTGGTTGTAGGTTGCGATCGTGTCCTCCCCGGCCTCGTTATTGGACTCGCCAAGGAAAATCTTTATGAATTGACCCAGAGTGTCATGGGCCGTACTTGTGCCCTGTGGATCAAATCCAATTAACGAATTGCGCAGGTGTTTCGCATGTGCGGGGGTCACCTCGGACTTCATAGTAATTTTTGGTAGCTTAGTGCCAGAAATGTCAACAGAGTTTTTAACGCCATTTAAAATTCTATTTTTAGCTGCTTTCTGCTCCCCACGTGGAAGTGGTTTGACCAGCTCTTGTAGGACGGCGTCGAACGTTCCCGGGGGAATCTCCTCATCGACTTTAGTCTGCGCTGCGGCGTCTTTGGCCTGTTGAGTTGCCCGGTCTATGCGTTTACGTTCCGCGAGGTCGTGCGCTGCGCGTTGCGCGAACGGTACCTGCAATCGTTTGAATTCTGCTTGTGCGGCGGCGAGCGCAATTTCTGCTTTTCTAAGCGCAATTTTATCCACCGCGCTGGTTGCTGCGGGGCCTTGTAGGGCCGCGATTTGGTCTTCCAGATCTTGGATTTCTGCCGGGAGCGCCGCTGACCTAGCAGATTCTTTTGCCGTAATTTCTGCTGTGGTTTTGTCGTCCGCTATTTCCCGCTGGATGCTTTTATTCTCTAAACCGTGCCGTACACCGCCTACCGCCCCAACGCCCGCCCCGGGCAGCGCGCCACTAAGGCTGGACTCCATGATCCGTTCAAACTCCGGAGTCCCCCACATCCCGTTCTTTTCGCCGCTGATTCGTTCGGCGGTGATGCTTAGCGCTTCTTGCGCGCCTTCCGTTAATCCCTCAATCCCAGCATCTAGACCCGCGTGCTTGAGCACAGTCTTGATGAACCCCGGCGAAGTGCCCGACGTAAGCATTAATTTTTTAATGACTTCGCGCTTAACCGGCGCGGAAAGAATTTTTGCGGGAATGATGGAGTCAAGCGCGGCACTCAAAACGGAAGTGACCGCCGCCGCGCCAAGCGCGGTTTTTCCCGTGGCGGTGTAGATGTTCTGGTACACCTCTGGCAAATTCTGGGCGTACGATCCCGTAAATGCCCCCGCTAGCGCCCCCGTAGCGGCCCCAGAGGCTCCGGCTTTGGCTACTTGCAGTGCTGCTGCCCCGGGGAGGGAAGGGCCTATAAGCGCCGCCGCACGGGTTGCCGCGTATCTTCCCGCCGCCATAGCCCCTAACTTGGCCCCCACACCACCCGTAACGAGGGATGGCACCATAGAGGCTAGACCTTCGCCCAATCGCTCGGCTCCGTACCGCCCAAAATTACTAAAATTTACATCTTTGTACGACTGTACTTGGTGAGGATTCGTGCGCTCTAATTCCGCTTGCGCGTCAGCAGCAGCTTTTAGCTTGGTTTCCGCTACGTCTTTACGCCCCATAGCGTCCGCAATCATGGCGGGGACTACATTAAAAGCCAATATACCTGTCTGCGACATGCCACGACTAAACCCGGACAGCGCGGTACTCATTAACCCGGGGGTCTCGGTGGGCGCAGCGGGCGCAGCGGGTGCCGCAGGAATTTGGCTTTGATAATACTGATTTAAAATATCGTATTTACTAGCCCCCTCTGGAACCTCTAGCTGAGCAACCACATCCCCGGCTTTATTTCGTAGCGTGGCTAACATTTATGGTCTCCCGACGGAATTAGCTGCGGAGGTCATGTTTGCATACGCTGAACTAACCGGGAGTCCAGCAATCCCCGGAGCCCCCTGATTGTCTACCGATAACTGAGATCCAAGTGCCGCTTTATACCGGGCAAGCCCCCGACTAACAAAATTTTCCCGATCAGCTTCTATAACTCCGGCTGTACCACTTTTTAGTAAAGTAGTAAAATCTGTGTTTAATTTTGTAACAACAGATGTTAAATTTTTACTGTCACTTACTGCTTGTTTTCCAGCTTCTACTTTATCTAAATCTGCCCCTTTTGCTATAAGGGTTTGTAAAGTAGACTGAGCTGTTAGATCGTGTTCTCGTTGAAGTTCTAATAAAGATTGATTACTTTGCCTAGCGGATTCTATAAGTTTAGCCATTTCTGTCATTTGTGACGTAATTCTATCGCGTTGTTCAGCTTGAGTCGTCGATTTGTTAATACCGTATTGGAGTTTTGCATTTATGTCGGCATTCTTGGCGACACGTATTTCAGCTTCGCGTTTATTTTGATCCGCAAACGCCGCGTCGGCGCGGTTGACATTCCTCTCCTGTTCCTGTCCCCGCAGCAGCTCTCCGTGAGTATCTAACAGGTCGGCACGGGTACGGGCGTATTCGTTACCCTCTCCAGTCGCAGCGGCGTAATTGGGTGCTGCTTGAGCTATTCCCGTTAGGAGCCCTTGGCCTGAATTATTATTAGCCAACGCCATACCAAATCTTGAAAGTGCTTCCCCTGAATAAACGCCTTTGCGTTCTTCTTCGTTTTGTGCAAGTTTTGCATCGTTTTTAGCAAGTTCGTTTTTGGCGTAGTCCGGATCTACGTGGAACCGCTCATTTGCGGCGGCTTGTTTTTTGGCTTCTTCTATCTCATCGTATTTCGGAGGTAGTTCTTGCGGAACGAAGTCTGGGTATGGCGGAATCTCAGAATTAATCGGGGGGAGCCCAAAGTTTTGTGCTGCGCCCGTGGCGGAAGCGTCCGCAGAATCGTCCATCGACGGGTCTTTGAAAACAGAAATACCGGGAGTCGCTGAATTTGGATCTCCCGCCCCCATCCAGCCCGTTCCGGAGTTCGTAACATCCCACGCGGGTTTCTGGGTATTGTGCGGGTGGTGGGGAACCCCGGGAACCTCGGGAGGTAAGGGGGTTGCAGCAGTATCTGCTGCGCTATACCCCAAGTATCCACCGCCACCACCAGCCAATACTGTCATCACTCCTTTATAGCCTAGTTTTGCAATATGAGGTGCGAGAGCCTCGCATCCCTCGAGGCCCAACGCCAACGCCGCCGGACCTGCGACAGTTAAAGCCGCCGTCACTCCGGCTACGCCAACTGCGCCCACTGCAACTCCTATAGCTTTAGCTTGGGCAGGATTTTCTTGCGCAAATTTACTGAATTTAGCTGCGGCGTCGGCAGTACTCATATCCATCCCGTAGCTATACGACGGAATAGCGCTAACTTTGATAGGAGCTCCACTGTGCGCAGATTTTTTCTTATTAGCGTAGTCAGCTAAGCCTGATCTTATATTCGCCATTTCTTCCGGTGTGCGGCGTTTATTAAGAGCGTAGTCAGCTAAGCCTGATCTTATATTCGCCATTTCTTCCGGTGTGCGGCGTTTATTAAGAGCGTAGGCATCTAAGCCTGATCTTATATTCGCCATTTCTTCCGGTGTGTATTTCTGCAACTCTTTGTCTAAATCCGTATCCCCCCCGCCATAAAACGACACAATCCCGCCGTGCCCGTAATTGGCCTCGTACGGGAGGCTCGCAACACCGTAGTCGTGGATGTACCCACCGTGCGACGCCATCTGCGTCGGGGCTTGAGGAGCGGGCATCTCAGCGCCCGCAGGCGGCGCACCTACCGCTTGATCGATTACTCGCTGGACAACGGTCTGGGTAGGCGGGGTAAGTTGTGCCCCTTGCGCACGGGCATCGGCCTGCGCGCCAAGCACCGATGCCATAAACCAACCCGGAAGTCCCTGCACCTGACTTAGCTGTTGTGGCGTAAACTTCATGAGTTTCGGGAATAGAGCGGTAAGATTTTGGTCCGCAAATGGTCCAGAGGTTGGAATGCTCATCCCTTGGTCGCCTTAAGGTACTTGTTATACTCACCAAACCCAGCTAGCCCAAGTCCTGCCAACTGCGATGCTGTATTCGTGGGGGTCGTGTTTTGTTGGGTTGTATATTCTCCCAGAGAAGGGTTTATGCCGTTAAAAAGGTTGGCATAATACGAAAGGCCCTTATACGGATGCTCAATTTGTTTTTGGAATTCGTCGTAGCCCATGTCATATTGGCGCTGCTGCATGTTTCGGACGTCCGTGCCCGCAGCATTTTGTGCGCCGTACCGTTCTAAGTCGGTGGCTTGTTTCGTAGATCCCAGCGATGCCAAACCTTGTGCGGAAGTATTACGTATGTTTGCCGCGTTTTCTAGCTGATCTTGGTACGTATTAAATTGGTTTTGTGCGTTATTGTACGCATCGTACTGCCCTTTAGTTGACAGATCTGCCACGTCCCGATTTAACGTCCTCGCGGTCGTGGCGTTCATAATCGCGTTGCCGCTGCCACCGTAGCCGCCGGTACGCGCAGAGTTAACCCCCGCCAAGGCCATACTGCGCGCGGCCTGTTCGTTTAAATCCCGAATGCCGATGTCCGTCACGTTGTGAGTATACGGATTCATATACTGCGCGGCTTCGGCAGCACCGAACATACCCGGGGTGTACTGCGTATTTTGTTTATACGTATTGTAGGCGTCGTCAAACTCCTGCGGGTTTTTCATCCCCGCGATGTTTGTCTGTGCGTTGGTTTCCCCGTCGGAAAATGGCGCTATTCGCGGCCCCGGATATGTTTCATACGGGAGATTTGACAGGCCTTGCGCTCTGTCTGCTATATTTTGTACATGCGGCACCATGCCGGGGGCAATGGTTCTTGATGTTTGCTGGGTGCCGTTTGCCCCTGCCGCTGGTTGCCCGTAAATTGAATTAGCCATAATTATTTTCCTATCCTAATAATGCCCAATGACGTAAACCCTACGCGGGTAGGAATTTATCAGGGTTAATTTGCTTGCCTTGAGCTGGGTTACCAGTTCTTGCTTCCCGAATTGCGTCCATCATTGAGTACAACCGCTGGGAGCCGGACTTTGACGATCCGTTGCCAATGTGCGAGACCACATCCGCCGGGAGAACAAACTCGCCATCGGCTAGCCGGGCTTCCTGTTTACCGTCGATATTGGCGGGGATGGAGTCACTCATGCCGTCACCCGGACCCGACAACATGCCCTCTACAGCCCCGGGGGCGGGGCCTTGTGGTCCCGGTAGGCTCGCAATACCCCCGCCCTCCGCCGCATAAAACGTCGGCGCATTGGGGGAGGTGTAGGCCATCCGCTCTGGAAAATAATTGTGGTTAGAGTATCCAGAAGTATAGTAGTCGCTATCTGGAAGACTCATCTTGCCCCGTGAAGCAGTCCACGGTCCCGTGTAAGGGCCAAATGGCGACTTGATGGGGGCAGAATTAGGCTGCTTTTTAGTAGCCGCGCCGACTAATGCCGGGGCCAACCCCAAACCTGCCATCATTGCAAGCCCGCGCCCACCGCTCAGCAAATTGCTTGCACTGGCCGGTACGAACCCAGAGAAATCTTTGGCACCGTAGAGATTTTTTACCCCGGATAGGGCTTGGCTTGCGTTCCCCGCAAAAGACCCCGCTCCAGCGGCTTCGGCTGCTTCGGCTGCTCCCTGTGCCGTCGCTTCCCCCCCAACCCCCCCTATAAAACTATTTGCCCCCGCCAAACCCGCGCCCGCGCCCTTAGCCCCTGCCGCCATTAGCCCCGTTCCAAGTTGGGCTCCACCGTATCCGCCTATCGCGCCCAGTATGCCGCTTTTAAGCGAGTTGCCCCACGTCCCACCGGATGCTTTTTTAGCGACCGCACTACCAAGTCCAACAACCGCTGGGGCGAACGCCGCTCCCCCGGGGATCAACGAAATACCAATGCCCGCGATAATGGGCAAAAGTTTGCTAAAAAACCCAGCTTCTGGGTATCCGGTATCAGGATTAATTGTGAGGGAACCGCCGTGGGCTTCTGCAAGCGCTTGGAGACTGTGAACTTCGTGCGGGGTCATGTGCACGAGCATGGTGTCTTCGCCGCGCCCTAGAGCCGCGATGCCTTTGTAATCGTGCTTGCGTGCTCGACTCATGATTTTTTATCCTACGCTTGGAGAGAAGTGACGATCCACCTAAAGTCATTTACGGAGTAAATCAATGTGACCGCCCCTTGACCAACAGTCACAATATCCGCGTTGGTGCCCGTGAGAATCCGATTTGCAAGGAGGCTGCTGCCACTATTGTTGGCGATGGTCATATTATAGGTTGTTGAATTAAATAGAACCAGCATCCTACCGTCAAGCCCTCCGGCCATCCCCGTAATCGAGAAATTCGCCGTGGGGGTGTTGATGCGGATAAAGCTCGCGGAAGCCAGCGATAAATTATTGTTGACCCCGTTAACACCGATGAATTGCGCGACGGACAGCCGGAGAATTTTGGTCGTGACGCTGTCTATGGTCAGGCCCGCGCGAGAGTCAGAGATTTTGAAGAACGTCCCCAACGCCCGCACCAACTGCATGAAGTAAGCCCGGCTGTAAGTGTTCGGCGGAACCGGGAGGTTCGGGGAACTGTAGTTGTCAAACGCCATCGCTAGTACCCGTACCGCGTCTTAAAGTGGTTCCAGTTCTGCGTCACCTGCGCGCCGGTTAACTCCACGTCGTAGATTTGGAGCGCGCCGAGCTTGCCGGGAGCTACTGATGGAGTTGCTTGGAAATTTCGAGTCACTGCAATTGGGTTAACCGGACTGGGCTGCGTAATTGTACCGCTAACAGCGGCGGTTCCGATTGATACGGCATTGCGATAGAAAGTTATTGTCCCTGCGCCGCCGCTAAACGTCATGGTGTAGTTGTACCAAGTATTAAGCGTTGCTGGTATTGACGCAGTATTTGCCCACGCAGCCAAACTTCTATTGTATATGCCCGCGCATATTTCGTCGTAAGACCCACCGACGTTATTACCAATACTAAAGCCGACGTCGGAATTACCCGCGCTAGGCGCGTAGAATGTGCCTTCCCAAATTTGCGCTATAACCGAACTAGATATTGTTGGGAACGCCGTGTGATAATACCACACATTAATAGTGAACGCCGCGCGGGTAGTTAATATGGTCTGAAGATTCTGCGCCGGGAAGATGGTGAGCGACGAATCCCCAGTATATGTAACATACAGCGGGCGAGCGCTGGAAAGTGTTGGTGGTAAAAGCCCGGCGCTGTTATCGTAATACGCCCCACCGGTACCTGCATTGAAAGATACTAATGGGTTAGTATTTGGGTAGGCAGTAAAAATAAGCCCCGTTAGTGTCCCGGCGGTGGAGTTCATTGGGGATGAGTTCCCGCCGCCACCGTTATAATACGCTGAAGAAAAATTGACAGTATGTTCTTTAGGCCCATTGGGGTAAATAGTCGAGGAAGTGGTGTTCGCGATGTTTGAATAATTGGCTCCCGCTGTCCACCACACGCTCCCGCTTACATACGTTGCTCTTAGAGACCCCGTAGCAGCACCCGTAAGAGTCCCCGTTATAACAATAGGCGTCATGGGAGGCAGGCCCGCCGGGTAGGTACCTGAAATTGTGGAGTATGTTATTACGCCACTAGCGTCAACCCCCGATACTGTTAGCGTCACGGGCGTCGTGGTGAGATAATCTACCTGATTAACCAGCCCGCTAGTGGAGGTGTAAGAATTAGACCCGTTGCCAAACGTGGGTAAGAACAACGAATCGCCAACGGAATAGTCGCCATACTGCCCGTAGTCCGTGATAGCGGTGTCGTACAGCGCAATGGGAGTACCGTAAAGAGTGGTTGCTGGGACGGGTAGCGCAGGATTAGTGAACCGTGATGCGTAATAGGTATAGCTGTCTTGGATTTCAAGTGCCGTTAGTTCTCGGGCATACCCGTTGACGACTGGGATCCACCCGATTATAGATTGGCTAAAATAAACATACTGAGACGTATTTTGCCCCGTAAACGTGTTAGCCCCAATATTTAATGCGTTAAAGCCGGAGGAATTCCTGATTATTCCAGTTATGTTTGACGGGTCATTTCCTGAATATGCCCGTCCCGAGCTAATAAGCGTTCCATCGACATACAGTTTTATTGCGTCAGAGTCCGCTTGGGTGTTTGTATACACCATTGTTAAGTTATACCAACGGTCTACTAACGGTGCCCACGGGCCGGTAGATGACTCCTTGGTAATTATCGAATAATACTGATTTATACCCGCTCTAAGGTATGACCCACCGTCTACCGATCCTATTCTAACTAAATAATTCCCTTGAGAGTTTGAACTACCGTCTAATACCATCGCTCCGTTTGTGGAGTGATAAGCGCCTGTAGTAGCTGTGGTTTGAACAAACGGGCTTAAGTCTGAGAATTTAACCCACACATCAAATGTATAGGCTTTATCAACTGTGGTTCCTAGCCCAGTATTTACTGACAACGTCTCGATCATCGCGGTAGGTACTTGCGCGTACGAATTAGACGTAATGTAGAACGTTAACCCCGTGGTCGTTCCCGCCGTAGTAGTGACCGGCGTCGCGACCCCTAGCGTTGTAGACAACGTGAAAGACGTAGAGCTGTTCGTGGCGGAAACAAAATACGTTGTGGGGTTGACGTAACCAGAGATTGCCCCGGTCCCACTAGGGACTCCGAATACTTGCACCATAGACCCGACGTACACCGGGGTAGCCAGAGCACTACACGTAATCTCGCCAGCCGTGCCCGCGATGGCAGTGCCAGACGCTGTCTGTCGTAACGGATTGGCGAACTGCATCGCGGGCGCGCCACCGCCGCTGGCGTCGTACACCGTGTTGGAATTTAAGGACGTATCGTAACCGTTTCCGCTGATGTCGTACCAAGTGGTGCCTGTACCGGGGTAAGACGCCGGGTCGTCTGCGTCTAGCCGGAGTAGTGGGGTTAGGGGGAGGACCACCGTTCCTGCCGTGACTGTCCCTACCCCACCAATAGCTTGTACGCCGCCAACCATTAAGTTGGGGATCAGCGGGCCGGGATCGCCCACAAGGCCGAT